CAGCACTTAAAAAGTATTTGCCATTCAAAACGTGCCACACCCATTGCCCTAACACATTATTTGAACCATCACGGATATACGCAACTATGTAGCCATCTGCAGTAAGTTTGGTTGTGGTCGCAGAAAATGTAAACGAATAAACTCTATTTGCAACTGCGTTGAATGTAAACGAGTAAACATCCGTGATACTGGTTGTAACAGTTACATCACCACCTGTTGCTACTGCGTAACCTTTTCCGCTTGTCCCTCCCGAAGTGGTATCAACAATCCCCCATGCTGTGTTCCACGGCGGGTTCCATGCAGCCCCACGCCAAACAAGAATCTTGTCCGTGTCAGTCTCATAAATAACCTGCCCCTCATACGGGCTGGCAGGACGAGTCGTGCTGGTACACACCCCAGGACGGGCAATCGCAGAGGTCGGAACATAGTTAGAGATGGGCATCAGTAGTTGCTCGCTTTGATGATGTAGTTCATAACCATCGTCGGCTGCACGTTGTTGTGCGCCCCACCGCCACCCGTGTTTTGGTTAGTTGCGGTAGTAGCAATGTTGGTTGCTGTTGCGTTTGCTGTTGATGTGGAAGCATTAAATGGGCTGTACAGAGCGTTCCCCGCAGTCAAACCGGCAATAAGTTGCCCGCTGTTAGTGACGAATCTTGTTTCGTTTCCTGGTCCGTGGCTATGGGCGTTTTGGGTGTGGTTGTGCGAATCTTGAACGTGCGTATGGCTTGGCATCTCTGCCGAGGTCAGCGTATGCGTTTGGGCACCACCACTAGCCCCCAATGTTGTCCCCGTAATACCGGAACCACCTGAAGTCAAACGGTTGGCGGCAGTCCCACCCATGTCGTCTTCGCCAGCAACAACACGACCACGAAGGTCAGGAACATTGAACGTGGTCGAGCCATCGCCTGAACCATACGTTGTCCCAATAACAGCAAACAACGAGCCATAATCCGTGCGAGACACCGCCTGCCCGCCACACAACAACCAGTTCGCAGGAGCAGAAGGACCCGCATACGGCATCACAACACCAGGAGGCAACGCCCCGATAGTGCCGCCAATACCGTTAGAAACCCCCATCAGACTTCCTTCTCCCAACCCACAGCAGTCACAGTCACAACCGACCCAGTATCCGCATACCCGAACAACTGCTCAGTCGCCGTCATCGTCAACGCCGTATCCCAAATAATCGTGTCACCACCAGCAATCGGCAACGCAGAAAAAATCCGGTTCGCAGCCGTCGCAGCCGACCCCACCGCCAAATAAAAGATTCTGTCCGAACCATCCGTGTTGCAGATAGCGAACTGCTTGATAACCCACACCCTTGCCGAAGGCACAGCCGAACCGACCGAAGCGTTAGCGTTCGTCAAAGCAACCGGCCCGACAAGCCGTTTCTCAGTCCTGTCGCCTACAGCCATGTCATGCTCCTACATCTGTCGTGATAATCGCCGTGAACTTCGAGTCGTTCATCGGGTCGGTGGATGCTGTCGTGTTCACCCATTTGCTCAACGTCGCATTGTACACAAGGGCTTGGCCCGTCTGAGGGCCTGAGATAGCGACATCGGTAGCAGCAGACAAGGTAGTGAAACCTTGCGGTCCCTGGGGGCCTTGCGCTCCAGTAGCACCCGTCGAACCTTGGGGACCTGTAGCACCCTGGCTTCCAGTGGCTCCTTGCGGGCCTTGCGTCCCCTGGGGACCCTGAGGCCCCTGCGCCCCCTGCGGGCCGATGTCACCCTGGGGACCCTGCGAACCAGTAGCGCCTTGCGCTCCCTGCGGGCCAGTAGCACCCTGTGGACCCTGCGGGCCTTGAGCACCGATAGCCGAGATGACGAACAGCATCGGCTGGTTGTTCGGGAAACTGTACGTCGAAGTGACAAGGGTGACGGGAATCTCGATGTAGTCCGTCTGCACGACAGGGGCCGACGAGACAGTCCATTTCTGGTAGTTCGTGTGCAAAGACTTGTCTTGGAGAATGATTGTGTCGTTGGCTTTGATTGTCGCCAAGAAGATGTCAATGTCGTAGCCGTCTTGGTCGGTGTGGCTGACGTTGATTTGTGTTGCGAAAGACTGGCTGGCGCTGTTCCAAATGATGAACCCAGACAGCGGGTCGCCGCCGATAAGCGACGTTTTGGCTAGGTAGTCATAGAAACTTGCCGACTGCCCATCCGAACCTTGCGGGCCTTGCGCTCCTGTTGTTCCTTGTGGGCCTTGTACACCTTGAGGTCCTTGGGGGCCGGTAGCGCCTTGAGGCCCCACATCACCTTGCGGGCCTTGTGCCCCCTGCGGGCCTTGCGTACCTTGCGGGCCTTGCGTACCTTGGGGTCCGATGTCTCCCTGTGCGCCTGTTGCTCCGGTCGATCCTTGTGGGCCAGCTACTCCTTGCGGGCCGACATCTCCCTGAGGCCCTTGCGGTCCCTGAGCGCCGGTAGGGCCTTGTGGCCCTGTGGCACCTTGTGGACCTTGCGAACCTTGAGCACCTTGCGGGCCGATATCGCCTTGGGGGCCTTGAGAACCTGTCGCTCCCTGCGGGCCCTGTACGCCCTGCGCTCCTTGAGCTCCTTGTGCTCCCTGCGGCCCAGTGGCTCCCTGAGCTCCTTGGGCTCCCTGAGCTCCCTGCGGGCCTAGCTGGGTGTTCATCACCTGCATGACGGTGACGATTAGCGACGGGATCGCCGGCACAGGGCTGGCCGCCGCGTTGTGTTCCAGGACAATGTTGAGGTTGTCTGTTGTCCAAACAAGCTCTAGGTAGTCGCCAGCTGCGACAGTCAACATGAAGTCCCATGCTGGGACGTTGTATTTGCCGTTTGCGACAACGACTCTGGTTGCGGATTCGGCGATAGCGGTGCCGTTCTTGGCGAGCCAAATATCGACTGTATCGCCCGAACCGCCGCCGCCCCGGTTGTGGAGCTGAGCTGAAAACTGAAGATCGTAGGTGCCGGCGACAGCAAATGTGATCCGCGACCCGCCAACAATGGAAACCCCGCTGGCTTCAGCGGTGAGGTTGAGGGTCATCGGCGTCGCCTGGTTGATGACTGCGACGGTCTGATCTTGGGTCGAGTAGAACGAGCCGTAATATCCGAGCGCCCCGCCACCACCTTGAGGCCCAGGCGGGCCTTGTGGGCCGACGGGGCCGAGAGCCCCAGTCCCTGCAACAAGGATCTCGGGCTGTTCAAGAATAACTACTTGTTCGTTGATTGCGCCGATGCCTGGGGCTGCGATGATGGACTGCTCAACGATAGTTGCCGAGATCGGCGTGTTCGTGATGACGACCGAAATCCCGTCGTTTGCCATTATGGCCTCGTTACGTCAGCAATGATTGGCTGGGTGATCCCCGAAATGATCGTTGTTTTGTTACTGGACGTGTCAATCATTTGGACGTCGTAGTAGTAGGACGTGTCAGCGACAAGGTTCACCGCGTCAGTAGACGACAGGGTGCATGTCATCTTCCCTGCCGCCGCGTCCGTAATCGAGCAAGTAAATGCGATAGAGGTGCTTGCGTCTGGGGTGACGCGCAGCTGCATGGCGAACGTGTAGCCGGCGATGTTGATCGGGTTTGTCCCGTCGGTGATCGTGAACGGGAAGTTTTGGGTGTCGCCTCGGACGAGCGATAGTTCGGGGCAGATTTTGCCTGGCTTGGCCATGCGGGAACTTTAGCCGATGAGCGCGATATTTACAGTAGGGGTCCCTGTAGCAATGACGCTGACTTTGGCCGAGTTGCCGGTCCACGGGATTTCTACTGGCGCGGCTGAGCTGAGCACGACGTAGCAGTTGTCGCCTTTGTCGGTGGGTGTTGCCGGCGTGTTGAGTGCCTGCGAAACAGTGAACGACACGGGGACAGTGGTCGAGTCCGACGAAACGCGGATCGTGACACCAGTGCCGTTAAGGGTGACGGTGTCCACCTGGCCGGACACCAGCGTGATCGTTTTGGACTGGGTGACTGTGTAGGTGGCCATTATTTGCCTTTCGTGTAGAACGAGGTGTGGCGGTGGGTGCCGCCTTCGAGGTGGCCGACATCTTTCATGATCGCCCAATGCAGCTTGTCTGCGAGTTCGGCGCGTTGGTCGGCTTGTGCGTCTAAGCGGGCTGCGTGAGCCTGATGGTTTTTCTTCTGTAGTTCCTCAAGGAGCTGCTTGCCTTTCTGCCAGTCGCCCTCAACGAGTTTGACAAGCAGGGTGTGGTCGCAACGATCTGAAGTGGCGGCGATATACGGCTGGCGCATACCGTCCTCCATCCACACTTCAAACTTGTTGGTGAACTGGTTGAACATGAGTGCAGCGGTGGGATCTCCGCGCCACCCAGACTCGTCACCTTCGCGGATACGACGGGCAATGTCGTAGACGTCGGTGGTGATTTCTGCGTACTGGGTGTATTCGGGTGCTGCCCTCATGGTCCTCCTAAATGGGGGCGATCCGGCAGGCGGGGTGCGTGAACCGCCTGCCGGATCAGATTGGTTAGGCCCCGAACGCCAAGAACGACACTGTGGCCGTCGAGAGGTTCGTTGTCGCGGTCACTTCGACCTGCGGGGCTCCGTCTGTGGTTGTATCCACCCAAAACATCTTGATCTTTGGTGCTGTCAGCGAACCGTCCCAGACCGGCTGGTAGCCGTTGTTGGGGTTCACGAACAGCGAATCAAGGCGTGTAAGGCCCAGGTCAACCAGCGAGATTGCTTCACCACCGGTCGGGTACGAACTGTCGAACGTAACCGTACCGATGACAATCTTGCGGTTGCCCGGGACCTCCGGGCCAGTTGTGATGCTGACCGACGCTGCCATGTTAGATCGACACCTCGGTGATGTCCTTGATGGCAAAGTGGGTGTTGCGCTGCTTGCAGGCCAGCTCCATGTAGGAGTAGAGCGTGGCCTCGTATGCGTCGAGGTCAGGCTTACGGTTCATCACCGCTCCGTCCATGTCCATGAACTGCCATCCGTCGCCGACCTGGTGGAGAACCAGCGAGTCGGTGTGGATGCCGTAGATGCTGTTGCTCGGGCAGTCGAAGTCGCAGTACAGCACGGTCGGACCCTCATCGCCCTTGCCGGAAACCGACGGGGAGAAGTATTGGATGCCGGCGTAGCCGCCCTTGAGCTCGGTCTGCTCCATGTTGCGCTTCAGCGAGAGCAACAGGTTGGCAACCGCCATGTGGACACCTTCTGCCGAGACGAGAAGGTTGACCTTCTTGCCGGAGTTGGTGAGGCCCTTCATGATCGAGCCAGTCAACAAGGTTTCGGAGATGGCACGGTTAGTGCCGCCGTTGCTGTTGACGTAGGCCTTCCAGTTGGGCTGGCTTGACGGGTTGATCGTGTGCAACACGGCGCTGTCCGACACAATGGTCTGGACGCCGGTGAGTTCGATCTGGCCGTCGCCAGGTGCACCGCTGTTGTTCGATGCGCCGCCGGCACCCGTGCGGAACACGAAGTGGCTGGAGGTGGTCGAAATGGTGCCGCCGGAGATGACCATCGTCTTGTTGGACGTGTCCACCGAGGTGACGGTACGGGCCGATGCAACGGTCGTCGGCGATGCCACGGTGCCGATGTCCACAACCATGCCGCCGTCGTTGAACAGCTGACGAAGCGCGGCAGAGCCGGTGTTCGACGCCAAAACGACTGTGGTCGAGGTGGTGGTGGTGCCGCACTGTGCGATGACGCCGTTTGACTGGCCCCAAAGCTGACGGTTGACATCCTTCATGGCGTCGTTACGGATGCCGCTCATTTCGGCATCAAGCGCGTCAATGAAGGCACCACGGTCAGTTACGGCCTGACGGATGGTGGGACCCGAAAGCTGGATACGTCCGTAGACGTAGCGTACGGGAACCGGGACTGTGGCGTAAGCCTGGTTGCTTGCCGTCGGGAGTGTGCCACCTTCCGCGCGAGCACCGACACCGGACGAGCGTCCGAGGTGGATGGCGTGGCGGGCGATACGACCGACGACGGTGTCCTTGCGAGTCTCGACCTGCGAGGTGAGAAACAAGGCGTTGTTGAGCTGGTCGATGTAATCCTTGTAATCGTCCTTGAGGATTGCATCAACCGTGGACAGTGTTGCTGGCATGGTTGGTTACCTTTCTTGAGAAAAGAGTGATGGGAATAAGGTTTCCGCAATCATTCTGCTGCTGCTTTGGCTTCCCGCCTAGGCAACATATCTCGGGTCCCCGAGGGCAAAACTAGCGATTATGTGGCGCAGCCCATCCGGTCTGCAACTCTCAGTGTAGTGGTTGATAACCACCTGTCAATGAGTGTCAGAGGCCTTGCTGTTGGAGGCGGGCCATTGCGCGGTCGCGGGGGCTTGATCCAGGTGTCACTACTGACGACATGCCGTTGGGCGACGCGGTCGGCATGGACGCTGCTGCGCCTCGGCGACGTTCCACGATGGCTTGTGCTTCGCGGAGGATTTCGCCTTCCATTTCCTGCCATGCGGCGGTGATGTCCAGATCGTCACGCTTGGTTGCGTTCAGGATCAAAGCGTGGGCGAGCGGGGTTTCGGGTTCAAGTCCGAGGCCACGGATCGTCTGCTCGATCTCGCCTTGATAACGGGCGATGTCCTGCTGCTCCTGGTATTGGGCGATCTGCTGCTGGACGAGGCCTTGGATCTGCTCGGGGGTCATGCCGGCAGCTTGGCCTTGCGCTACAGCGTTGCTGGCGACAGCGTTTTGGGCAGCCTGCTGCTGTGGGCTGATGTAGCGGTTGAAGTTGTCGCCGGCGAGGGTGCGGGCGTTATCGACCATCCATTGGATCGCGGCTTCCTGATCGCCGGCGGCCCATGCTGAGGCGAACTGCTGTACGGCGTTCGCGTCGTCGGGGTGCATACGGTCAAATACCTGTCGGATCGGCTTGTAACGCTCCCGTTCGCGGATACGGTCCTGCACTTCGGAACGGTACCGTTCTTCCCAGTTGACCTGTTCTGAACTTTCGCCGGTTTCCGGTGCTGTTTCTGCTATTTCCGCTGAAAAATCAAGGCCTTCTCCGGCCCCAAAATCGGGTGCGTCGCTCATTCCATTCCTCCTATGGGTAATGATTCCTGCCCGCCCGCTTCCGGCGTGGGGGCAGTTTGCTGTTGTGGTACTGCGCTAGAGAACCCTGGCTGGGAGCCAACAAGCTGCTCAGCAGCCTGCCCCGACAGCCCACCAGCCAGGGTCATTGCCTGGCTAGCAGTGGGCTGCTGGCCGGACATCATTGCGGCCTGTGCGTCAAGCGCGGCCTGCGTGTCTCCCATCAACATTCGTTGGTGGGCTTGAATATGTAGATCAATAATTTCCTTGACGGCAGGGTCAGCAAGTTCGTAGGCTGGGGATTTCCGTTCGCGGTTGTGGATATTGATGTGGACATCATGTACGTCAAAATCCTCGGGGACCACTGGGACAGCCTGCATAAGAAGGCCATTTTCCCATTGAGCTTTAGAAGCGTCAGGGTCAACCTGAGCGAGGTAGCCCTTGGGATCTGGGAGGTCGAGCATCTTTGCCATAGCAAGCGGGTCAATGTTCTGGAAAGCCTGCGGGAAACGGTCTGCAAGCGATGTGAGAATCGACTGTGTTGCCAGTTTGCTGCGAGGGCTTGTGGCGTCCAGTGGTACCACAACTTTCGGTTTTTCATCAATGTCCTCTGCTCCCCATGAGATGTCGAGCGGCTGCCCGTACTCGTTGATGATCGTAGATTTGCGCTGGATGCCAGTGACATCCGCGTTCATACGATACAGCATAAGTGTCATGGTTCCAATCATTCCCCAACCTTTTGCCTGGTCACGGGCCATCGGCCCGAGCGGGGTGTCGTCCTTTTCGGCCAGCAACGACAGGGCGAGGCCCGAGTTGCGGTCGCCAGGGGCCTGACCACGGCTAACGGAGTGGGTGTGGAAGATGTCGTCAAGCTCCATTTCCAACGCGGCGGCCTCGTTGGAGATCCAACGCGGGACGTCCGGGGCGGTCTGCCAGTGCGGTTCGCCGAGCTCAGCGTTGTATTCCAGCGTGTCGCCGGGGTCGACGGTGATGATGTCGGCGTCGTCTACCGAGCCTGACGGGATCATGAGTCGGGCATTGGCAGCTTTCCGCATGTGTTCCATGATCGTTGAACGGGCACGGTTGTATGCGTACTGGATGTCGCGGGCTGGGGTGCACAACGTGTGGCCGACCCAAGTGTTCGGGATCTTCTTCTGCCGGAACAGCACAAGGTTCAGATGCGGGAACGGGTATGGCCACGCATCGTTTTGGAGCACCACTTTGTTGTTGACAACGTGGACAATGCAGCCAGGGGTGGTCGCGGTTGGGCGTTCGCAGTAGACGTAGACCATTGTGGTGCGCGGAGGCTGGTTGCCTGGGCGGCGCATAAG